AGCATCGAATTGCCCGCGTCCCGCGAGCGGGCCGGGCTCACCTTTTCCCGCAGCGCCGGGCTGTCCTCGATCAGCGGATCAATCCGACCCCGCGAGGTACGTTTTGCCATCTCCAGCGTGGGCAGCACCGCCAGCATCGGGCCTGGCGCGTGGTGAATAACAAAGCCAATCCAGTTATTACCCGCCTCCGTGGCGCCGACTTGTGCGGCCTTCATGAAGCTGATCCGCTGCGCCGGGTGGCACGGCGACAGCGCGTCCATGATCTCGCGCAGATAGGGCGTGCGCGCGGTGCGGTATTGCCCGGGTTCCGCACTGGCGCGGGACGACAGTTTGCGATGCGCATCGGCCCATTCCGACACGGTCAGATCCGGATCGGGCCGCATCCCCTGACGCCATACGCGCAGGATATTCTCAGCGCCGTCAAAGCCGAGGTCGAGATCGGCTGTCAGATCATGATCGTCCTCATCCAAGCGAGACCCTGAGGTCTGCCAGGGCGTTGAGCTGCTCTCGGACATGGGTTTCCAGCACCCTTTGCAGGATCGCAGTTTCGATCGTCACGGGTGTGCCCTGCGCCTTCTCCATCTCTGCGGATAATTGTGCGGCCATGAGGGCTGCCACGCGGGTGGGCCAGGTAACCCAGACATCCCGCTCTTGGCGGGCCAGACGAAACACCAGCGCCTCCGCCCGCGCGCGATCGACCAGCGTGCCCTTTTTCTTTTGCAGTGACAGCTGGCGCTCCTGCGCTTGGTAGACCGTCAGGGCCGTGCGCGCTTTTAGATAGGACGTGCTGTCGCCCGGGCCGGAGATGCCACCGCCATCTGCGTTGTTTCCACCACCCCCACCAAATCCACCCCGTGCGCGCATCTGTTGGTCGGGATCGGTCATCGCCCCGCGCCGCGCATTTGAGGCAGCAGCATTGATCGACCCGTCTGCAAACAGAACCAACCGCCCGGTTTTACGTGCTTTTTGCACGGCTCCGCGCGAGAGCTTGGAATGGTCGGCATAGGCGCGTTCAGACATACCTTCCATGGCGCTGTGATGATCCTCAACCTATTGTATATAAACGAGAAAAGAGATTTATTTGAGTTGATTACACTCCGCGATAGAGCGATGCATGGTGTCAAGAAGCGGGTGCATCGTGCCCCGCCAGAACGCCGCTGGGAGGACTGATTATGGCCAAGCGCAAAACCACCCCTACACCCGAAGACGTCCGCGAGGCCTTGATGCTTGGGATCGCCCAACGCCGGTTCTTCATTGAAACACTGGAGACCCGCAACCGCGACCGCCTCGATTTCCACGATGTCGCAGTCTGGGCGATCCACGCGGCACTTGAAGACGCCTTTGAAGCCGGACGCCGCGCAGGCGCTGCTGCCAAACCCCAATCCTGAAAGGACAAGATCATGACCGCCACCACCATCATCCGCATCGACTACACCACTCTGCCAGACCAGTTCGACCGCTCGCGCCCGAACGCTGTGGCCGAGGCCATTGAGGCCGCGCTGCGCGAGAACGGGATCACTGCGGAAGCCTCGGATGTGTTCTCGCATCTTAAGATCGAGCTGCCGACCACCCAGCTTGCTGCCGCCAGCGCGGTGCTGGCTGATCTGAAGCTGATCTGAGGGGAACGACCATGAGTACCCGCGCGCAGATCGCCATCCAGATTGGGCCGGAGGAATGGGCACATATCTATGTCCACTTTGACGGCTACCCTTCGCACATGCTGCCTGCGTTGGCGCGATGGACGCCCGAAGACATCCTCGCAGCAAAGGAAATCCGGCAGGTCCACGCTGACGCACTCAACTGTTTTGATCCAGCCCGCGCGCCGGTCGTCCACTCAGAGCCGCGCTGCGACTTTTGCCATACATATGTGTTCGAACAGGGCGGCTGGATCGAATTGAGGGCAGGCCGATGACCGCGCACGTCATTTTGCCAACCCGGAATGAGGCCAATGGTTTTTTTGGCACAATCACAATCTGTTCCCTGCGTGAGCGGCGCACCGCCGAGGTCTGGACGTTGGCCTCAACCCTGATTGCTCAGGCTGTCCGCGCTGACAGCGAGAACGAAATGATCGGCGTCCGCGACTTTCTCGATAGTCGTATGGGCCGTCACTTCGCAGATGATGTGGTGGGCGAACTGCAGAGTGGAGTCGCCAACAGCGAGACTGCCATCAACACTGCAATCCGCAAATGGCTGGGCTGGCGCATCAGCCGCCGGACCGAGCGCGAGGAGGGCATCCCGGAAGGGCTGCCATACTTGACCGGTTGGGTGCAGCACTTCGCAGTCGCGGCCGCGATGGCCGAGACCGACTGACCTCGTCACCACCAACCCTATTCACGACAGGAGACCACAATGCTCAAACTCACCGAGACCCAAACCATCATCCTCAGCCGCGCCGCAACCCGCCCCGACAATCTGGCCATGCCATTGCCCAAGGGGCTGCATGGCGCTGTGGCCAAAACAGTGATCACCAAGATGATCAAGCAAGGCTGGCTCGATGAGGTTGAGGCCAACCTGCACCGCAATGAGCCGCTCTGGCGCGAGACTGGAGACGGTCATGGTACCACGTTGCTCGCAACCGCAGTGGGACTCGAGGCGATTGGCATTGAGCCCGTGGTGGTGAACACAGCGACTGATCTGCGCAAGGCGAAGGTAGAAAACGACATGCATGCAGCGCCCAGCGCAGCCTGCGATTCAGACGCGCACAAGCCCGTCGCGATCCGCACTGGCACCAAGCAGGCCCAGATCATCGCGCTTCTGCAGCGCCCCGAGGGTGCCTCTATTGCCGAGATTGTTGAGACGACCGGCTGGATGTCACATAGCATTCGAGGCTTGATCTCAGGTGGCCTGAAGAAAAAGCTGGGCCTGCCTGTCGTAACCGAAAAGCAAGACGGCCGCGGTACCGTTTACAAACTTGATGCGGCCTGACCTTAAGTTTCACCGCCAGCATTCAAACAGGCGGCGCAGCGCGTAACTGCGCAGGAGCGAGATGCCCACAAAGACCGCCCCGAGCGCAAGGTTTTCGCCGATGCTGACATCCAACCCGAACCTCGGGAACACAACGATCTGGGTTATCACCGCCAACCCATAGCCTAGGATCACGTTGGTGACGGCCTCGATCAGGGACATGTGCCGAGATTGCGTCATGCTGCCAAACGCTGGGATTTGAGCGCAGAAAAACTCTCGCCAGTTTCTGCCAGGACGACCTCTTCGCCGGTGAAGGCCTGCCAGCGTTCGATAGCGACATCGACATAGGTCGGGTTCAATTCAATCCCGTAGCAGACCCGGCCCGTGGTTTCTGCCGCGATAAGCGTGGTGCCGGATCCCATGAAAGGCTCGTAGACCGCCTGGCCGGGACTGGAGTTGTTCAGCATCGGGCGGCGCATGCACTCGACTGGCTTCTGGGTGCCGTGCACGGTGGCGGCATCCTGGTCCTTGCCTGAAATTTGCCACAGCGTGGTCTGCTTACGGTCGCCCGCCCAGTGGCCCTTGCCGGTCTTCTTGACGGCATACCAGCAGGGCTCATGCTGCCAGTGATAGTCGCCACGGCTGAGCACCAGCCGGTCCTTCGCCCAAATAATCTGCGACCGTACGTTGAAGCCAGCCGCCATGAGGCTCTCGGCCACCTCTGCCGCATGCAACGCGCCGTGCCAAACGTAGGCGACATCGCCCGGGAACAGCAGCCAGGCCTCGCGCCAATCGGCCCGATCATCATTCAGCACTTTACCGGTGCGTTTGGTTTTGGCAGCGCCCGCCTGGTTGCGCCAGCTAGGATCGTACTCCACGCCGTAGGGTGGATCGGTCACCATCAAAAGCGGCTTCACATTGCCCAAGAGCCGCCCGACCACATCGGCGGCCGTGCTGTCACCACAGATCAGCCGATGTGATCCCAGCTGCCAAAGGTCGCCCGCGACCGACACCGGCGTGACCGGCGGTTCGGGGATATCATCCTCACCCTCGACCGCACCGCCTTCCACCTGATCCGGATCGCGCAGCAGGGCTTCCAGATCCTCATCAACGATCCCCAGAAGCCCGAGGTCATAATCCACGGCCAGAAGCAGCGCGATCTCGTCGCGCAGTATTGGATCATCCCATTCGCTCAGCTCGGTCAATTTATTGTCGGCGATCCGGTAAGCCCGGCGATCATCCTCGTCGAGGTGGCTGAGCCGGATCACCG